TATCTATTACATTTTGTACTTGATCCTTACTCATAAAATCAGCTACTTGTTTATTAGTTTCAGCTTTTTTAGCATCTGATTTAGCTTGTTCTTCTGGGGTTTTGGGTTTTGTGTCAGAAGGTTTATAGGGATCTAGGTATTTTGTTACAATATCTTCAACACTTTTTTCTGTAAATGGGGTAGAATCATTTACAACTGCTACAAAGTTATTTCCGAATTCATTATAATACGTGTCAAAGTTACCAGTAACGCCAGACCAAGTCCTAAATACAATTGCAGGCGGTAAACTTCTGTCCTTGCCTTTGCTCTTTTCAAACCTTTTTTCATTACGTTCAAGTGATTGTTCTAAAGAAGTATAAACATATAACATCATAGTATTATATCCTGCTTCTTTTAAACGTTGATTAAGTTTTAATGTTGCTCCTTTTGAAGCAGCAGTACCATCTATTACAATATTTTCATTAGCTTCAACAGCGGCATCCATAGCAGCATCATACTGCTTTTTAGAAAATCCCATTGCTTTTGCTTGTTCACTACGCTCCTCAGGAGTAGCATTTTTCATATCAAGAGATACACCCCTTTTAATTAGGTCTTTTACATAAAAATCATCAACGTTTAATACTTTAAGATCAAATTGGCTTAAAATATCACCTATAATGGATGATTTACCTGCTCCAGGGGCACCTGCTAAAATTAGTGCTTTGGGTTTTCCTTGTATTTCTTTTAAAATATCGTATAATTTCACAGCGAAGTATTTGTTATAAATATTACAAATCTCTTTTAGCTGTGGTGCGGAATTCGGTAAATGCTGGTTTGTGGTTTGGGTTTTCTAAGTCGAATAATTTACGAACTGCTCTATAAATATCTAAATTTTCTTCTTGTGAGCGGGATGATTCATACATTTCCCATCCTTTACCTTGCATTTTATCTTTTGCTGCTTTTCTTTTAGAAGATTTTAACCACAAGATACCAGTACGGTTTACTTTTTTACCAAAGCACTCTTCAAAACATTGAGCGTAAATTGCTGTTTGTATATCATACGTAGTTTGAAGGTGATTAGAGGTTTTAAAATCTATAATCCATAATTCACCATTAATTTCACAAACTAAATCACAAGTACCTGCTATTTTTAATTCATCTGAAAATAAGTGGACTTCAGCTTCAATTAATGAGGGTTTGTATTCCTCCCAAAATTCGACAAAACGTAAAAACATTTCCCAAATATTAGGATCATACATAGGACGTCCATGTTCTAAGAATTTTAACTCTTCACCATTAAGGTAAGCTTCAATCATTTCATGGACCTGTGTGCCTTCTTCAGATGCTTTTTTAACAATATAATCAGCAGAATATCCTACTTTTTTAAGCCAATCTTCAAAAAATTTACCTTTAGGATAATGGCTTAAGACATAAGTTACTGATGGGTAATATTCACCATTTCTACGGTAATATCTCCCATCGGGAAGGGTTATTTGTTTGTGGTCGTCGGAAATTTCTAATATTCGACCATAGGCTTTTTTAATTTTTGTCATAGATATAATTTTCTAGCTAAAAGCCCAGATAATGTTAATGGAGTAGACTTTTGTATAAGTTCAGTGAAACGTTTGAATCCTAACTCACTAGGGTCTTTATCGTCCATTTCTAATAAATGAACCTCTTTACCCTCATTCATAAACCTTTCACAAAAATTAAGTGCTGCTTTCATAGCATCACTATCTAACGCAATATATATTTTTTCAACTTTAGAAGAAACAATTTTCTTCATTAAATTAGTTTGAATATTTTTCCCTAACAGCGGAATAGCATTTCGTTTGATGGCTATGGCATCAAATGGTCCTTCGCACAATACCAACGGGCTACTCCAGTTTATAAACATTTCAAATGGTACAATATCGCGAGATACTGATGGGTTTTTATATTTTCTAAATGGTTCCCTTTCAAAACTACGGGCTGTAAAATAATTTAAATTACCTTCAGCATCATAAGAAGGAATAATAATCATATTTTGATATTCCCCACTTTCACAATACCCCATATGATATTTAATCATATCTTCCACAGTAACTCCTCTACGCTGGAGATATGCTAGAGCATGACGAGCCATTAGACTGTTAGGTTTATTAATAAATGGGATATATTCTTTGGGGAGGAATAAATCATTATGTACTATAGTCTCCTCAACAAATGAACCCTGGGGGATTAATCTTTTGGCTTCTTCAATCTTATCGTATGCCTCTGCTTTTTTAAAAAGATTAGGAATTGTTTTTCCTCTGGTGTTACATACCCAACAATGCCAAGGATTATGTCCTTTTTTATTTTCTGTAAAATTCACCTCCATTTTTGGTTTGTGGTGCTTACAGAAAGGACAGTGGTAAGCATAATTACCTCTTGAGGTTTGCTTACCTTTTCCTAAAACGGAATCAACTAGGGTTACTAGTAGATGATTTATCATGTAAATGAATATACGATGGGAAATTTAGAAATCAAAGTCTTTTGAAAAAAACTTTCCTAAAATGTTATCGTTATAATATAAATTTGGATTTTCTAACACTCCTAGCTGGAATAGGTATTTAGTTTCGAGGTATGTAAGGTGTTTTTTGTCAAAAGCTACTTCGAGAATTTGCCTTTTCAGAGATTCTTTCGTAACTTCTCCTTCAGTAATTTGATTTTTTAAGAGAGTATTTGAACCAATATATGATTTCCAATCGCTTTCTTTACTTACAATTTTATATAACGATTTTCTTCCACGTCCTGTTTGGTCTGCTAATTCGGCTCTAGTAAGTTTTCGTTTTTGATTATGGTATAAAACTTTTTTACCTACATATTTTTTACCCTCGGGGGTAATTACTTCATAAACAAACCCAAATGTTCCAAGGGGAAATTGTGATATGTCTGTGATTTCTTTTCCATCATATAACCAATTCATAATTTAATTTTTATTAAGCGTATCCTCTGTTTCCTAATAACATAAAGCCATAGTCATTTTCACTTGATACATTATAATTCCAATACATAAACTTTATAACATAAGGTTGACCATTAGTAATAGAAGCTAAATTAATTCCATTTAATACTCCGTTATTATACCAAGTATACCAGTACGTCATAGTTCCTACAGAAGGTAAGCTGGTAACAATTATATCATCTCCTGTTGCTAGACTGGTTTTAAAAGTAGAATTAAGATCCCAATAAACATCAATATTTGTACTACTTGGACTATTAAGGTTTTCGGGTCTAGCAGTAATACTATAATTAGCTAATTTTATAAACCAATTATTATCCGAAGACCCCCCATCTCTTTCTAATTTAAACTCGCTAACAGAGCTCGCAGCAAATGTTCCCCCTGATATGGTATTACTTACAGATAAAAGAAATTGACTATTACCCGTATCATCAGTTATACTATTTATGGTATAAACACTAGCGGGTGTTCCTCCTGCCCTTATAGTAATTTTAGCAGCCTTTTCATTACTATAAGTATCGGGTGCTAGTAAAGCTTTAAGGGCTCTTTGTAAAGTGCTATTACTACTATATCCTACAGAAATTAAAGATACGTTTGAAGGATCAGTATCTCCTACAACTACTTCATTAGTTGAAGGAGTACCTCCAGTAACACCCATAGTATAACCAGATACATAATCATAATAAGTACACATATCAATTGTACCTAAATTCTCAGTTACAATACCTGAACCTGAGTATTGGGTTCCTGTTTGAACTACATTACCACTACTATCAACTCCTAATTGGTAAACAGGATTAGTATCAAAGAAAGTAGAAGCATTATAACTATTAAATTGAATTTTCCCATCATCCTGGATTTCCATTTTTCTAGTAACGGATTTCCCACCCGCCTCTGTAGTCCAAAATGTTACTTTAGTAGGATAATCATCAGTTCTCCAAACACCATCTGATTCAAATTTTATAGATGCAGCATTAGTAGTACTTGATTGATATGAATTCTTCCCAGTAATTTCTCCTAACACTAAATTTGAAGTACTAATTGTATTTAAACTATTAGACAAAATAAGATTAGGAATTCCTGAGGTTCCATTATCACCTGATATAAGTTGGAGGGTGCCGTTTGTATCATCCCACCTTGACCCAGATGCTCCTTCAGGATTATCATCTCCATTAAAATACAACACATAGGTATCAGTTCCTGTTATAGAAACTGCTGAAGTGCCTGAAGTACCGGAGGAACCATCTCTACCTGAAGTACCTGATGAACCTGAAGTTCCTGAAGATCCTGAGGCTCCCTGAGGGCCCGCAATGGAAGTACCTGAAGTACCTGAAGTACCTGATGAACCTGAGGTACCTGAAGAACCCGAAGTACCTGATGAACCTGATGTTCCGGCATCCCCTCCACTTCTTTTTTTTAAAGTTCCTGTAGTAGTATCTATTACTACAAAATTTGTAAGAGCGGCATCAGTATCTAATTCTTCGATTCTAACACTCCCTGTTATTTCTAAACTACCACTTATAATAATATCATAATCATCATTACCAGTAAGTGCGTCTACAGATTGGGATACATGCCATGAATTAATAGTATAATTTTGTAATACTGAGTCACTACCTGTAGTAAATATTTTTTTTAATTGTTTTGCCATGATTATCTATCTATATTTATAAGTATGGTGGTATCTGTGGTTTGTGATGTAGGAAGGGGTTGAGCTAATTTTCCTATTGCTAATAATTCTTGATTTTCGTTATATAATCCTATAGTTGTAACATAAGGACTAAAATCAGAACCCGTTACAAAATTATGGTATTCATTACTTCCTGAAAGAAGGATTTCATTTTGTCCGAAATTTTTTAATAAACTAGGATTTAATGAATAATTATATTCATTTGCTCTTATAGTACATTTATATTGGGTTTCATAAATGTCAAAAGATGATGAGAAGGAACAACTAATATTTGAAGCACTAACAAAATCTGTAGCAAATAAGCTGTTATTAATAGAACTACTTTGGGTTAAAACTACTATTCCTTGATTGTATATTATATTACCACAATTAGTATTATTTAATAATAAATTTCCCTCCCCATCATCCGTAATTTCATAAAAAATACTATTAGAAGAACCTGAACTAAATTTTAAATAAAAACTAGTAGGTTGGATATGATCTCCATATAATTTAGAAGGAATAGACATAACTCCTAAAGTAGCTTCTGATTCTGTAGGGAAATATCTACTAGCTGTAAGAGTTGTTTGGGGGAAATTATAAAATCTACCTTGGGATGTAATAGGGCCTGTAAAACGATCACCTTCTGAATTCACTCCTGGAACTATACTAGCTGTGGAGAGAGTATCTCCAAATGAAGATGTAGTAAAATTAGAATAGTATAATTGTTTAATAGAATTAAATACTAATTTTTGGTAATAACTAATAAAATCCCCTGTTGTAGGTTCAGTTCCTGTATTAAAAAAATTAGCTTGGGGAGTATCAACAGCTAAAAATCTATCTATATAATTTTGATTTATAGTATTATTTAAAGTAGTTTCTCCCCCATAAGTCCCAACACCATACTCAGAATCACCATAAGCTTCTGTGATTACTACGAGGGGCCCAAGAAAAGAAAACTCCTTATTAACCTCAAAGGGGGTTATTACTACATCTGTGCTGTTGAGTGTTTTTAAGTAGCTCATTCATTAGAAATCTAACTTAACTCTTATAAGAGCCTCTTTAGTAAAGTCTTTTTTAAGAGGTTTAGATAATTTAGCTACAGCTAACAATTCATTAGCATCATTATACATTCCTATAGAAGTAATAAATGTTTGTGGAGCATTTATAAAATCATTATATAATACTTCTCCAGTAGATCCTGAAATAAATGATGGATTGGTTGAATAATTAAATTCAGAGTTTCTTGCTCTTACAAAGACATAATCTGAGGTTATATTTTCTTGGCTATTTAAAGTGAATACACTTCCATTATTTATAGCAGCAAATATGATAGAAGGATTATTATTTGCTGTATTTGGACTATATAAAGTTCCTAACCCAACACCACCATCACTAGATTCTAAATTTAAAGCTGAAGCATTTAATATAATAGCCCCAATATCTGGAAGGAATAATCCATAAGATCCTGATACTGTCATTCCATTTGATACAGCACCAGCGGGGGTTGATCCCGCACCAATAGCATTTCCATTTGATCCTGAAACTATTTGGTAAACCCTTCCTGCCTCATTATAAGTAGTTGTAGTAACATCATTACTATTATCTGTTAATCTTAAATTAAAAGAAGTACTAGCACTGTTAATCCTTAAATCTAAAGTCCCAGGGAAAATAGAACCTTTAAATCTTGCTCTATTAACTGATAAAGCATAAATACTTTGAGTAACAGGAGTAACTCCTCCAAAAATAAAGTTATTATTTTCATCTCCTAATACTATATTTTGCCATTGCCCATATACTGTAGAAGTATATGATTTTCCATTTACTCCAGAATCATATAAAACTGATCCTGAACCCGCAGAATCACCAAAAGCAATATTAAATTGAACTTCAGCTCCTGTTAAAGTAGACCCGGTTTGAAAAACACTTAAATAATAATTTCCACTAGTAGAAGAAGCTTGTACAGACGAAGTATAAAACTCAGTTAAAGTAGGAGCATTGTTGGACCAGGCACCAGCTGTAATACTATCAGCACTTATTAGAAAATCTTCTGGGTCGAATCGTTTAAATGACATTAGGCGTTAGTTTTTGTAATTTTTACTGGGATTGTAATTCGGGCTCCACTGTCTCTTCCTACAATTAATAAAGAGGTGTTTAATTCGGTGTTAGAACCAAATAAGGTATTAACAGTAGTAGCAGTCATGTTAATAGTAGTACCTACAACAGTTTTAGAAACATTAGTTCCTAAAGTTTCTGTTTGGTTCAATTGAGTGGCCTCAGTAGTTTGAATACCAACCCCATTAAATGTATTTAATACTCTAACATCAGCAATAGTAACAGTATAACCATTAGCTTCAAATACTTGGTTATTACCTAAGTAATTTAAAGTTTGTGGTGTAATTGCTAATGAAGCTCCTTGTTTTAAGGTAATAGAAGCAAATCCTATATCAAGTATAGGCATTTTAGCTGTACCCCTAGGTAAAGTTACTAATTTATATCTTAAGTTTTGGGTAGTTTCTGGGAATGCTTCTAATAAAGGCATGTTTTCTATAGCTTGACCATAAAAAGCACTTACTGAGGGGTGAGAAGGATTATACAAAGTATAATCAATTTCATCATCTGAGAGAGCAAATTGA